CTGATTAGACCAGAAATCTGGCTCTTGGATCGTCAGGGGCGCACACGCACAAAATGATCCGGCGAAATGCCGGGTCGGTGCGTACAGGGCTCCATTTTTTATGACTTAGCTACCTGATTGAGTGAAGTGAGTTGTACGAAATACTTGATACGAACTCGAGTATAACACTTGGTGATAACACCGGGTTGAAGATTAACAACACCAATCTGCCAGCGCCAAGTGTAGGCGGCTGCAACAGTTGCATTCCATGAGCCAGAGAAGTCAACAGAATTGGTGTTCGTACCAGCAAACATTTGTTTTGTGGACGCATAATACGTAAGACGAGAGACAGCCTTAGAACCCGTATTGCCAAGGAGCCGAGAACGAGAGAATGGACGTTCGGTCATGTCGATAACATCGATGAAATCAGAGCCAGTGTCCTTACGGATAGGCATAACTGAAATCTGCATGAGATCCGCTGTTGAGGCAAGAGTCGGGTCAGGCATGATGTCAACAATAATCTGCGAACCCATAACAGTGTACTTACTATAAGGGGCATTGCCTCCAAAATCACCAAGAAGAGTATCCGTATACTTGGGTTGAGCGCCGACTCCAGTGAGATCGGGATCGTAGATGTCATTGCCGCGATATTCGCGCAGAGCTGGAACACCAGCAATTGCAACAGTCTGCAAATTGATGTCATCAACATAGGTTAGAGTGGTATACAGAGTGGCAGGAAACGGCGCACTAGCGTACCCACGACCAGGGCCACCCTTAGAGCGTCGCGTAGAACGCTTCTTGTAGCCCGAACGCTTTGCGTAAGGCTTCTTGCCGGTCTTTTTACGACCATAGGCGCGACGCTTGTAAGGCATGATGGGAATAATAATACATATTAAAGTTTCCAATACATAATTAATTATGTCGAAACCACGCTATCGCGCTGTCTGTTGGACATTGAACAATCCTGAAAAGGATGAAAGAGGAGTAAAACTCCTCGAATTGCTTCGAAAGCACTGCAGCTACTACGTGTACGGTGAAGAGGTGGCACCTACCACGGGTACCCAGCATTGGCAGGGATACTGTGAGCTTGAGAAGCAGATGGCGACCACGGTCGTCAATAAGTGGAGCGATTGGCACTGCGAACCGCGACGTGCGTCTGCGGATAAGGCCATCGCATACTGCAAAAAAGAGGGCAAATGGGTCGAATTCGGTGATCCGAAAAAGGCCGGTAAACGGTCCGACATAATTGCCCTTAAGGAACTTGCAATAACTGAAGGCTTGGCAGCCGTAGCTGCAGCAGCTGATAGCATGCAGCAATTCAGACTGTGTGAAGTCTATATGAATTATCATTCCCCAGCTAGAGACCCAAGTATAGAACCGGATGTGACCTATATTACGGGCCCGAGTGGTTCTGGAAAAAGCCGTCTGGCATACGATATGCTATCCGACAAGCGTTATTACGTCAAAGACGAAACGCAATGGTGGACAGGCTATAACGGCGAAGAATGGGTAATTATGGACGACTTCCGCGACTCATGGATGACACATAACATGTTCATTCGTCTCATTGATAGATATCCAATGCGTGTAAAAGTACACGGCGGACTAGTCCAATTACGTGCGACAAAGTGGATACTGACCAGCGTCATTCCTCCAGATCATTTGTACGCGCACGTCCCTGATGAGCCTAGAGCCCAAGTTTCTCGCCGAATCCAGAAAATAATCAGGATTGCAGGGGACAATCCGGCCCGGGAAGGCGGTATCTCAGTAGGGTACTCAGAGGTTGGGGTAATACTAGACCCAACCTCCTTTGAGGACGATCCAGAATATGAGGACAACGTTGGTCCATTAGAGTGGGATAACGAGGGCCGGATTGCCTCCGCAATCGTCGATTATTCTTCTGATTAGACCAGAAATCTGGCTCTTGGATCGTCAGGGGCGCACACGCACAAAATGATCCGGCGAAATGCCGGGTCGGTGCGTACAGGGCTCCATTTTTTATGACTTAGCTACCTGATTGA